CCATCGGAGTAATGCATGGCGATCCTGATGTTACTCCTGGAGGGAAGTCTATTCCTTATCATGCATCGATTCGATTGAAGCTAACGTCTGGAACACAAGTAAAAGACAAGGCTGGTAACGTTATTGGAATTCACGTTATTGCCACGATTAAGAAGAACAAGGTTGCTCCTCCATTCCGCAAGTGCGAATTTGACATCATCTTTGGTAAGGGAATTGTCGAGGATGAATACCTTTTCGACCAGGTTCGTTCTTATTGTAAGGACGCTGGATTCATCAAACGAAAAGGTAAGACAATCAATATTTCTGGAGAAGGTGCATGGAAAGAGCTCAGTGTCGTTGATGATAAGACAGGCGAGGTCGTTGTAGAGAAGAAATTCTATAAGTCTGAGTTTGGTGAACTTCTACGCGATGCCAAACATGGTCCATGGTTGATGGAAGCAGTTGATTGTGCATTGACGCTAGTTACTGGCCCCGCCGTAGATTCAAATGAAGTAGATGATAACGTTACTGATGATGGAGGATCAGATGATTGAGAGGCCAACGAATCCAATTTGGGTTAAGGTAATCACTGATGATGATTCTTTGATTCCTGCGTACCAAACATCAGGTTCTGCAGGGTGTGATCTCATGTCAACAGACAATGTCGTAATTCCGTCTGGATCTCGATTGGTTGTTGGCACAGGATTGAAGATGGAAATTCCGTCTGGATTTGGAGCGATGGTTTGTTCTAGATCGGGATTGGCTGCGAAGCATGGCATTCATGTATTAAATGGAAATGGGATAATAGATAACGACTATATCGGCGAAATTAAGGTCATTCTACACAACTCAGGCCGGGAAGATTTTATTGTTAAAAAAGGTGATAGGATTGCACAGCTATTATTTTTCCCGATTTTTCAAGCGATCTTCCAGAAGGCTAAGACAGTATCAGAGACGGATCGAGGCGAGGGTGGATTTGGTAGCACAGGTGTTTGATGTCAGATAGACCTATACTCATCGTCGATGGTGCTAATCTTTTCTTGAGGTCTTGGGCTGCCTATCCGACCATGTCTTCTCATGGTTATCAGATGGGCGGCTGCATGGGCTTTATGAAGACATTGGGTAGAATCATAATGGAGATACAACCTGTCGCCGTCGTCGTCGCATGGGAAGGTGGGGGTTCTCAGCGCCGTCGTCGATTATATCCCGAGTATAAGTTGGGTCGTAAGGCGCAAAAGTTGAATCGATTCTACGGCGATGATATTCCAGATTCCGAGGAGAACAAAAAGCATCAGTTAATAGCTCTTCTCGGCATGTTAAAGTTTGTTCCTGTTTGTCAAGTTTACGTTTCGGATTGCGAGGGAGATGATATTATCGCCCACCTATGTAAAGGTCCATTTAGGAATAAGGACAAGATTATAGTGTCGTCCGATAAAGACATGTATCAATTACTCGACGATAAGACTAGAGTTTATTCATTGCACAAGAAAATTGTCGTTACAGCGGAAGATATTTTTGAGGAGTATAGAATCAAAACTCATAATTTTGCCCTCGCCAAGGCTTTGTGCGGAGATCCTGGAGATAACGTTCCCGGTATAAAGGGCGTCGGATTCAAGACTGCGGCTTCAAAATTTCCGATGCTAGGGAACGACGCCGAAATTTTATTACAAGAAGTTATTGATTTTTGTCATGCTCATGAAGGTGAATCGACTATTTATCGCCGAGTTGCGGAGAATGAGCATGATCTTAAGAGGAATTGGAAGTTGGTTCATCTCGATGGTAGTATGTTATCAGCAGACCAGATTTCGAAGGTACAACACGTCGTCGATACATTTGTTCCTTGTATCAATAGGATTGGTCTTATCAAAGCTCTAGTAAAAGAAGGTGTCAACGATTTTGATACCGAAACTTTTTTTTACGCCTTTCTGTGCGTCGACGGACTTACGTCCTTAAATAGCTAAGAGAACAAAATGTTAGAGAACGAAAACAAGACTACCAAAGTTACTTTCGGCACTTACGGCAAATCTTTTCAAGAAAAGATTATGCAAGCGTTATTGACTGATTGCAAATTTGCAGAACAAATGACCGAAGTGTTTAATTCTTCATACTTTGAACTCAAGTATCTACAGTTTCTAGCAGATCGATATTTTTCATATTCTAAAAAGTACAAAGTGTTTCCAACTCTTCAACTGTTGGTCACGATTATAAGAGAGGATCTTAAGGTAGGAACAGATGTGATTCTCAGAGATCAAATTATTGATTATCTTCAAAGAATGAAAGCTAATCCAGACGCTGGAGATTTACAATTTGTCCGCGAAAAATCTCTCGATTTTTGTCGAAAGCAAGCTCTTAAGGCTGCTCTTGAGAATGCAGTCGATCAAATGCAAGCAGATAAATATGAATCTATTGTAGAATCAATTAAGAAGGCCGTCCAAGTTGGAACTGCGCCATCAGTAGGTCATGACTTTTTTAATGAGATGGACGCGCGCTGGACTCATCTAAAAAGAGATACTATCCCAACAGGTATTCCAGAACTGGACAAGAAAGAGCTTTTGAATGGAGGGTCTGGTAAAGGTGAATTACTCTGCGTAGTTGGTGGATCAGGTTCAGGTAAATCTCACTTCCTTACGATGATTGGCGCCAACGCATTGAGGAACGGTAGAAATGTTCTTCATTATACCTTCGAGTTGTCTGAAACGGCAGTAGGCATTCGTTATGATTCTAATCTTTGTGATATAGATTCCAATGAGGTCATGGATCGTAAGGATGAGGTGAAAAAGTTCTATGACGACAACAAGCACCTCGGCCGTTTATTCATTAAAGAATATCCTACGAATACGGCATCCATCTTCACTATACGATCTCACGTAGAACGATTGGATCTCAAAGGATTTAAACCAGACATCATCATCATCGATTATGCAGACATTATGAGATCGACTCGACAGTTTGATTCTCTACGTCATGAATTAAAGCTCGTATATGAAGAGCTTAGAGGATTTGCAATGGAATATAACATTCCTGTTTGGACTGCATCACAATCTAACAAAGAGGGAGCAAACGCAGAAATCATTGACATGACGAACATGTCAGAAGCATACGGCAAGGCGATGATCTGTGACTTCATCATCTCTGTGTCTAGAAGGTCACATGAGAAAGCGTCTGGATGGGGTAGGTTGTACGTTGCAAAGAATCGTGCAGGTAGAGATGGTTTGGTGTATCCTTCTAAAATCAATACTGCAAGAAGTCAATTTGAAATTGTCGGCGCAGCAGATTCGCCTGAACTCGTAGCTACATCTGACGATGAAGCACAAAAGAAAGCATTGCGCGCGAAATGGCGAGAACTAAAAAATGAATTTTCAAGTTCTCCTGACGACCGTGCCCAATCCCCGACAAATTTGATGACGCCCGCAGGACATTGAGTTATAGTTATTCAATCTATATTTGAAGCGTTCGGAGAAAACATGACATACACACGCGAACAAGCATACGCAGCATCACTCGAGTATTTTAACGGCGATGAGTTAGCATCATCGGTTTTCGTAGAAAAATACGCGCTCAGGACTCCAAAGGGAGAATTGCTGGAGTTAACTCCCTCAGACATGCACCGCAGACTTGCAAAGGAATTTGCGAGGATAGAGAAGAAGTATCCTAATCCAATGTCTGAAAAGGGTATCTTCTGTCTTCTAGCAGACGTCGATCATCTTGATGCATCTCAGATTGAAAAGATGTCTCTAGATGAATTGGCGAAGGAATCTCGCGGATTGGGTCCTGTTGTTCCTCAAGGATCGCCTATGTCAGCGATCGGAAACGATCACAAGTTACAGTCTCTCTCGAATTGTTTCGTCATTGATTCGCCCCAGGATTCTTACGGTGGAATTCTTTTTGCTGATCAAGAACAAGCTCAGATCATGAAGCGTAGAGGCGGAGTAGGTTTCGATATTTCTACGATTCGTCCCAAGGGTATGAACACAGCGAATGCTGCCGGAACTACCGATGGTATCGGTGTTTTTATGGAGCGCTTTTCTAATACTTGTAGAGAAGTTGCGCAAGGTGGTCGAAGAGGAGCTTTGATGACAACCATTAGCTGCGCTCATCCCGAAATTGAAACATTCATCAATATCAAACGCGACCTAAAGAAGGTTACTGGCGCTAACATTTCCATTCGCCTTTCTGATGAATTTATGCAGGCTGTAAAGAACGATACAGAATTTACGTTACGATGGCCAGTAGAAGTTCCAGTCGAGCAAGCTAAGGTTGTCAAGGTAGTCCGTGCAAAACAGATTTGGGATCAAATCATCGATGCAGCTTGGACATCAGCAGAACCAGGTTTGCTTTTCTGGGACACTGTAAAAAC